ATCAGGGCTTATAATAAACGCGCATAACAGGGTGCACGTGTACAGTCAACAGGGACTATCTCAGCAGAGGTAGTCCCTTTCTTTTTGGAGGTAAAAATGGATGAATTATTAATCACAAAAATTTTCTCGAAAATAAAAAAGACCCCCGCTGATATTACCGCCTACGAGGACCTGTTCTTACTCTGTCGTAATATTGAACCGGAGGATTTTGCACTTGCGCACTCGACCAATGAAGAACTGAGAAAGCAGATTTCGGCGGCAATAAAGCATAGGATAAACGTTGAGGGCTTCTTTGAGCTCTATAAAAAGACATTGCTTTTTGATGCGCCGCACTTTTTTGACTCTTATCTTCTCTATCTCGAAATAAACCGTAAGCCGGAGGAACGGTTTTATCAGCCACGGCGTAGAGTTCTCAAACGAGTAGTCGATGCTTTGCAGAAACTCGCCAATGACGAGTTAGACGAATTATTTACATCTATGCCCCCTCGTGTCGGCAAGACAACCATTTTGATGTTCTTTGTTACTTGGCTTATCGGGAGAAATAGCGAAGCATCTAATCTGTATTCGGCGTATTCCGATACCATTACCAAAGCATTCTACAACGGCGTTTTGGAAATCATAAACGACCCTGTGACCTATCTGTGGCACGATGTTTTTCCGAATGCGAAGGTCGTTCAAACCAATTCGCAGGACGAGACAATCAATATCGACCGAAGAAAACGGTATCCTTCGCTGACTTGCCGTTCCCTCTACGGAACATTGAACGGTGCGTGTGACTGTAACGGGTTTGAAATTTCCGATGACCTTATCGGCGGTATCGAGGAAGCACTTAATAAAGACCGCCTTATTTCTGCGTGGAGCAAGGTAGATAATAACCTGTTGCCCCGTGCGAAAGAAAAGGCAAAAATTCTTTGGTGCGGTACACGGTGGTCTATGATCGACCCTGCCGGTCTGCGAATGGAACTTTTAGAGAATGACGAACGATTTAAGAATCGCCGTTATGAGATAATCAACCTCTCGGCTCTTGACGAAAACGATGAGAGCCAGTTCGACTATGATTATTCCGTAGGTTTCTCCACCGAGTATTATCGTATGCGCCGTGCTTCTTTCGAGAGAAACAATGATATGGCATCGTGGAACGCTCAGTATATGGGTGAGCCGATAGAGCGTGACGGGGCATTGTTTTCGCCCGGAGAGTTTCGATACTACAACGGAGTTCTGCCGGACGGAGAGCCGGATAGAATATTTATGGCGGTTGACCCCGCTTTCGGTGGCGGTGATTTCGTGGCTTCTCCCGTGTGCTTTAAATACGGGGACGATATTTATGTACACGATGTTGTCTATGATAGCGGAGATAAAAAGGTAACGCAGCCGCTTCTCGCACAGGCGGTAATCAAACACAATGTTGCGGCGATGCAGATTGAAGCGAATAAATCTACCGAAGCATATAAGGAGGGTGTGCAGGAAGAGCTAAAAAAACAGGGCCGCAGGATTAACCTCACAACAAAAGCCGCGCCCTCGGACAAGGCAAAGTATCAGCGTATTTTCGATAAAGCCCCCGACATTCGCGAAATGATGATTTTCAGAGAGTCCGGCAAACGCAGCAAAGCATACAGCTTATTTATGCAAAATGTTTTCTCGTATAAAATGTTCGCAAAGAACAAAAACGACGATGCCCCGGACAGCCTTGCTATGGCTATCGCTATGGTGCGTAATACTTCGGGACGAGCAGAAATTTTCAAAAGATTTATTTGAAAACCACAATATGTAGAAAAATAGTTGACAAGCACCACAATATGTTGTATAATCAAAAGTGACAAAGTACATTGCTTAAAGAGGTGATAATGTGGTTGAAATAAGCAAACGTAATTTATACGGCAGAGAAGTAATTTATACAGACTTCGAGGAAATTACTGCTGAAAACGTGCTGTCGGTTCTTGAACGGGCTATGACCATCCACTCCCGCAACCGCGCTGATATTCAGTACCTCTATGATTACTACAAAGGCAAACAGCCTATTATCAACCGAACTAAAGAGTTTCGTCAAGAGATTTGCAATCGAATTGTAGAGAACAGAGCGAATGAAATTGTATCTTTTAAGGTCGGTTATCTCATGAGCGAACCCGTGCAGTATGTCAGCCATGCAAGTGACGACCGCGATTCCACCGATGCAATCAACTTACTTAACAACTTTGTTTTTGCAGAAGATAAGGCGGCGAAAGACAAGGAACTTGCCAATTGGTTCACCATCTGCGGCACATCTTACCGCATGGTTCTTCCAGACCCGAAAGGTGAAGAGGACGAATCACCTTTTAAGCTGTATACGCTTGACCCCCGCAACGCATTTGTAGTGTATTACAGCGGTCTCGGCAATAAGCCGATGATGGGGGTAAAGTATGTAACCCACGAGGACGGTTCGGTTATTTTTTCGATTTACACCGATAAGTATTATTTTGAGGTGCTTCAACCGGGAACCCTTAATCAGTCCAACTATTCACCTAAGTCAATTACGAAAAACGAGGAGCATATATTCGGCGACATTCCCATAATTGAGTACCCTGCCAATTCCGCGCGGCTCGGTGCATTTGAGATTGTGTTGCCGTTGCTCGATGAACTCAATAGTGTTTCGTCCAACAGGCTTGACGGTATCGAGCAGTTTATTCAGTCGCTTCTGGTCTTAAAGGGTGTGGATATTGAGCCTGACGAGTATAAGGCTCTGAAAGAGAACGGCGGGTTAAAAGTTCCCCCGGAGGGAGACGTTTATTATCTCACGCAGGAACTTAATCAGACTCAGACCCAAACGCTCGTAGATGATACGTATCAAGCTATTCTCGTTATCTGCGGTATGCCCAACAGAAACGGTGGCAGTTCGACAAGTGACACAGGCTCAGCAGTCCTTATGCGCGACGGTTGGTCTGATGCAGAAGTAAGAGCCAAAGACACCGAGTCAATGTTCAAGATGTCTGAAAAGATGTTTCTTCGCTTGGCCATCCGAATTGCGAATACCCTGCGGGATATGAATTTGAAACTTTCCTCGATTGAAATTCGCTTTACCCGCCGTAACTACGAGAACATTCAAGCCAAAGCGCAGGTGCTTACCACTCTCCTTGCAAACGATAAAATTCATCCGCGTTTGGCGTTTGAACACTGCGGGCTGTTCGTCGACCCCGACCTCGCTTACACGCAGAGCAAGGAGTATGCGGACAAGCGCAAGGATGAAGCACAGAAAGAGCTCGATATGTTTGCCAATGTTCAAACCCGAACGGCAAAGGAAAACGCAGGAGAGGGCGACAATGAATGACTTACAAGTATACGGACAAAGCGATTGCATACATCGAAAAGCAATTAATTGAACGGTATTCCAGGCTTAAAAGCTTGGTATCATTTGATGAGTTGAATGTTTTAGACGAAGTGAATACCCTTTATCGCGAAATTTATGTGCTTGTAAAAAAAGCATTTCTGCTGTTAGCCAATCGGGTATACACTGACAGTTTGCGCAAAAAGTCACTCCACAGCCTTGATGAAGAGTGGTTAGACACCATTTTGAACGGTTATGACCCTGTGAGTAAATATGTATTTGCGCACGAAATGGACAGAAAATGTGCAAGGCTGATTGAAGCCCTTATTGCGAGTAATGCAAGAGCTCAAGAAATTGACAGAGCACTTCGTGCAATGTCTTTCATGTGCCGCTTATATGCCGACAGGATTACCGATGAAGCGGTAATGCAGGCGTACCGTGACAGCGGCGCACACCGTGTAAAATGGGTAGCAGAACACGACGAAAGCACCTGTTCTGTCTGCCGTAGGCGCGACGGTAATATATATCCGATTGGCGCTGTACCAAGTGACCCGCATCCCAACTGCCGATGCCGGAGGGAAGTCATATGAACACGAAAGACAATCCTTTATTCACCGCGGAAGTTAACGAAATTATAATGAAAATTGTGAAGAAAGGTAATTCTGCCGAAATAAAAAAAGAGAATAACAAACTCGTCGTTGTTGAAATCGAACGGCGGGTGCGAAATAAGACCTCTATAACAGGTTAGAGGGACACAGTCAACAGGGACTATGAGCATTAAGCTCGTAGCCCCTGTTTTTTTGCATATTAACCGAAAGGTTTTTATAGGTGAGTGAACACCTCAAACGCAAAGGGAGACAACCCTATAAACAGAAAAACAGCGCTGAGTGAACAGCATCGTTAAACGCAGGAGGTATTTTTATGGCAAAGATTGATACTACAAAAATCGAGGGTTATGCAGATATGACCCCGGAACAGAAGGTCGCCGTCCTTGAAGCAGTAGAGTACGAAGATAATGCTTCTGAACTCGAACGCTACAAAAACGCGGCATCTAAGGCGAACGGCGAAGCCGCCGAATGGAAGAGGAAACATAACGCTCTTTTGTCCGAAGAGGATAAAAAGAAGCAGGAAAATGAAGAAGAGCTTACCACCCTCCGTAAAAGGGTTGAGGAAATGGAGAAAGAAAAGCTCATTTCCGGGCATAAGACTCGTTTCCTTGCTCTCGGTTATGATGAAACTCTTGCCGATGAGACCGCAAAGGCTATGGCAAATGGCGAGATAGACAAAGTTTTTGCCAATCAAAAGAAATTTCTCGAAACACACGATAAAGCTTACAAAGCTCAACTCATGGGGCAAACCTCAACGCCCCCCGCAGGCAGCGCCGGAAGCGATACTGCCAACTACGCGAAAATGATTGAGGACGCACAGAACAGAGGGGATTATGCTGCAGTGGCATACTACACCCGTCTCTCTGAACAAGAAAAAACAAAATAACTAATAAAGAAGGGATTTCACAGTGTCAGATACGATAGCTACAAGCTTTGGAGTTTTAAATTACTCCGGAATGCTCTTTAACAAGGGAAATACCAGAACACCGCTATCTTCCATAATCGGCGCGAGAGCTAAAAACACCAATCACGTCGAATTTGAAGTGGGTCAGAGTTACACCACAGGCGGAGGTTCTCAGCCCGCAATAAGCGAGACCGCTTCGCTTACAGCTCCTGATGCGAGTGTTGTTACCCGCACCCAGGAAACAAACGTTACGCAGATTTTCCAGGAGTCTGTCGGCATTTCTTACGCCAAACAGTCCAACATGGGCACTTTGTCCGGCGTAAATGTCGCGAACCAGACTGCAAATCCGATTAACGAACTCGATTTCCAGGTGGCGGCAAAAATGCAGAAGATTGCCCGCGATATTGAGTACACATTCATCAACGGCGTCTACAACAAAGCCACAACCGATGCGACTGTCAACAAGACTAAAGGTCTCGTTTCCGCAATTACCACCAACACAAAGGCCATGGGCAGTAAGCCGCTCGGTCTTTGGGATATTGCCGACATGGTAAAAAAAGTTTACCAAAGCAACGCTCCGACCAAGGGTCTTTGCTTATGGTGCGATGCCATTACACTGTTTCAGATTAACGCAGATGCAGTGCAGAACGGACTTACTGTTATTCCCGTTGCTCGTGAGATTAACGGCATTGCGCTGTCGAGCGTGGTAACACCTATCGGTGTTGTCTACCTTTATCTCGGCGAGTGTCTGCCGGAAGGAACAGCTTTACTCTTGAATCTTGACGTAATTGCACCCGTAAACCAGCCTACCCCCGGCAAGGGCAACTTCTTCCTTGAGGAGCTTGCAAAAGTTGGCGCGGGTACGAAATATCAGATTTTCGGGCAGCTCGGACTTGACTACGGCCCGGAATGGTATCACGGCAAGTTTACGGGAATCGCCAAGACATTCACCAAGCCCGAATACAGCCGTAGCGTTTATGTTGCGGGCGGCACACTTAACACTACAACGACAACAACAGACGCCACAGGCGGTTAATGAACGAAAGAGAGGCGAGCAGTAATGACAGAGGAAGTAATGAAAGCGCGGCTTTCAGCTTTGACGGGTGAGACCGATGATAACATTCTGCTCACCTGTCTTGACACTGCTGCTGAAAAGATATTGGCAAAATGCTATCCATATCACCACGATAAGCGAAATGTTCCCGCCCGTTACCACAGCACGCAATTGGAAATTGCCGCGTATCTGCTTAACAAGCGCGGCGCGGAGGGAGAAACAGCACACAGTGAGAATGGTATTAACCGTTCCTACGAAAGCGCAAGCGTTCCCGATTCAATGTTAAAAGGGATTGTGCCGTTTGCCTCTATTTTTCCGTGGGACGAAAGTTAGGTGAGGGTATGAGGTGTATGGAGCGAAATAAGACTCCCTTCTATTACTGCCTTTATAAGGGCAAGGAGAGTGTCATTGACGAGAACGGAGACGAAACAGGAGAAACACAGGTTTTGTATTCCGATCCGCTTTTGCTTATGGCAAATATCTCTCCTGCAACGGGTAATACCTCGGTTGAGCAATTCGGCAATTCGTTACAGTATGACAAGGTTATCGTTGTTGACGATGTGTCCTGCCCGATAGATGAATACACTGCTCTTTTCATAGATAAATCCCCTGCCTTTGATAGTGACGGCGTTCCTCTTTTCGATTACATCGTAAAAAAAGTTGCCCGTTCGCTTAATAGCATTTCGATCGCTATCAGTAAAGTGGAGGTGTCTTAATGGAGATTAATATAACAGGCTTAGACAGTTTGATAAACAAATTGAAAGCCTATCAAAAATCTCTCGAAGAGAAGCAGCACCGTCTGTTGGAAGAACTCGTTAAGGTGGGCATAGATGTCGCAAGTGCGAAGTTTCAAACGGCGCAGTATGACGGCGATAACGATGTAATTGTAAACCGACAACCCGAATGGGTGGGAGATAACAAACTTTTTCTTACAGCAACAGGTAACGCCATAACTTTCATTGAGTTTGGTACAGGAATACATTACGCAGAGCAGCACCCGAAAGCCGCTGCCCTCGGTGCTATTCGAGGGGCATACGGTCAAGGAAAAGGCTCTCGTGATAGTTGGGGGTACTATGGCACACCCGGCACGAACGGACAGGTAGTTAAGGAAACCGAGAAAGGAATGGTAGTCCTTACACACGGTAATCCTCCTGCTCGTGCAATGTACGACTCTGCAAAAGAAATGCGTAATCAAGTCGTGAATATCGCAAAGGAGGTGTTCGGAAAATGATTGATATTGAAAATGCGGTTTTTACAAAAGTCAAGACGGCATTGACAAAGCAATTTCCGAACATCACGGTCGAAAGTGTCACGACATATAGTCCCTCGAAATTTCCATTTGTGTGTATCGAAGAAGCGGATAACTATTCGTACCTCCCCACAAGGGACACGGGTAGTAACGAAAACCATGCAACAGTGGTGTTTGAGGTGAACGCTTACTCGAATAAGGCTACAAAAAAGAAAAGCGAGTGCAAGGCTATTGTTGCCGCAGTAGACGAAGTTATGAGCGGGTTAGGGTTTACCCGAAATACAAAAACCCCAATCAATTTAGACGAAGCCACTAAATACCGCATATTTGCGAGGTACACGGCGGTTGTCTCAAAAACAAATACGATTTATAGGAGGTAAAAGAAATGGCTATTTCTACTTATAAGGTCTTTCTAATGAAGAAAAAAGCAAATGGGGATGCATACGAAAAGCTCATTGATATTAAAGATTTCCCCGACCTTGGCGGTGCACCCGAAATGCTTGAAACGACTACGCTCTCTAACGGAGCGCAGACCTACATTCCGGGTATTCAGTCGCAGGATGCGCTTGAATTTACCGCAAATTACACCAAAACGGATTTTGACACTCTCAAAGCCCTTGAAGAACAGGAACTTGAATTTGCTGTATGGTTTGGCGGAACCGAATCAAGCGGGGTTGTCACCCCAACCGGCTCTGACGGTAAGTTCGAATTTAAGGGCAGACTCTCTTTATTCGTTACAGGTGGCGGCGTAAATGAGGTCGTTAATATGACAATTTCTATCGCCCCGTCTACGGTCGTTACTGTAGCATCGGGTGATTAATTCAGACAGGAGGGCTTTATCATGGCAAAAACCATCACAATCAATTACGAAGGTGCCGAGTACACCTTGGAATATACAAGAAAATCTATTGAGACTATGGAACGGCAGGGGTTTGTCCTCAGCGATGTAAAAAGCCGTCCAATGTCAACGTTGCCTGCTTTGTTTGCGGGAGCGTTTTTAGCGCATCACCGCTATGTTAAAAAGGAAAAAGTCGATGCAATTTTTGAAAATCTCACGAATAAAGAAGTTTTATTTGAGAAACTTGCAGAGATGTATGCAGAGCCGCTCGAGTCCCTTATGGACGAGCCCGAAGAGAACACGGAGGGAAACGTGACCTGGGCGATGAACTGGTAAGCAGCTCTTCGCCCCCGCGCACTTTAACTGAGCAGTTTTACGAACACTTCCCTTTTTACTTGTCAATCGGAATGACGTTTGAGCAGTATTGGGACGGTGATTCGGCTTTGGTGAAGTATTACAGGCAGGCGCATCAGCTCATACAGCAACGCCGCAATCAGGAAATGTGGGTTCAGGGAGCTTATATTTATGAGGCTCTTTCGGACGTAGCCCCTGTTCTGCATGCTTTCGCAAAAAAAAGTACTAAAACAATACCGTATATTTCTGAACCGTTTCCGCTTACGAATAAAGAAGTTCGAATACGCAAAGAGCGAGAAGCAAAATTAAAGTACGACAAACAAAGGGCGAAAGCGGCCGCTTGGGCGGCGCAAACGAACATCAAAATGGCAGGACAGGAGGTGAAGCGGATTGAATGACAATGTTGTTGACACACTGAAAATAGAGATTAGCGGAAACTCTGACAAAGCAGTAGACAGCCTATCTAAGCTGATTGAGAAATTAGAAAAAATCAAAAGTGCGACAAGCAGCAACAAGGGACTAAATGCTATCCAAAAAAAATTGGATAAGATTGCGGAAGCAGCGGACAAGCTTGACAGCGGAAAAATCACTAAAATACACAACATGGCTGAGGCTCTTAAAGAACTGGACGGAATAAAGATATCGTCTAAACTCGCAAACAGAGTCCTTGACTTAGGAGCTGCGGTTGACGCACTGAAAGAAGTTGATTTTTCTAAACTTTCAGAACTTTCAAACGGTTTACAAGCCGTTGGTAATGTTGGAAACATCAATGCTCCCCGCTTCAGCGACACTTCATCACTTACTCAAAATCTCGGTATTCCCGAAACGTTCTCGGATTGGGGCACCGATTTTCCCGCATTAAACCCTTTAGACAACGGTGTACCGGTCAGTCCTACCGACATCAGCGGAGTTACATCTAAAGTTAATGAACTAAACGCTAAGCTTGATGAAACAGCTTCAAAGATTGATAAAGTAGACAAGGAAGTAAAGCCCTCCGTGAAGAAAACGGAGAAAGCCGTTGATGCTTTGTTGAAAAAGTCCGATACTTCAATAAGCCGCATCATGTCTAAATTAACAAAGCCTTTGAAGCAGTTAGCTGCCCGCGCAACATACCGAGCGTTGAACTCTTTAATTGATGCCGTTACCTCTTCATTCAAAGACGGAGTCGATGCTGTATATCTTTACAGCGACGCAGTGGACGGAACATTCTCAAAGTCGCTTGACTCAATTGCGACCGATGCGGTTTACATTAAAGCATCTCTCGGTGCTATGGCAGCCCCTCTCATTAACACAGTAGCTCCAATAGTTGACTTTATCGCCGATAAATTCGTATTCGTCCTTAATTGTGTCAACCAAATCATTGCACGGCTCTCGGGCTCGGATGTGTGGCTTAAGGCGAGTAAAGCCGCCAACACATACACAGCGTCAACCGATAAAGCAACTGCGGCAACTAAGAAGCTGCAAAAGTCCATCTTAGGCATTGACGAAATTAATGCCCTCTCGGACCCCACATCTGGTTCATCAGGTAAGAGTGGAAAGAGTTCTGACAACTTTGAGTTTACTGAAGAAAAGCTTGACGCAGAACGTGTCGATAAACTCATTGATAAACTCAAAGAATGTGCAACATATGTTGCCACTATAGGTGCCGGATTAGCTGCATGGAAAATAGCGTCTGATATTCACACACAACTCCCTGCCCTACTGGAGCGCCTCTCAAAGATTAAGGCCTTGGGAGGAAGCGTCGCTTTTAATTTCACTGTCGGCGGCTTAGGCTTTCTTAGCGATTTGAATAAGCTAAAAGATTACATAGATGACATAAAAAAGAACGGTGCCGATTTTTCAAACGTTGCAGGTCTCGTCAGTGAGGGCATCGGTCTTATTGGCGATGCTTTGATTGTTCTCGGAGATACCAAAGTCGGAGCAGGTCTCAAAGCTATGCAAGGTGTGGGCGAACTTATAAGCAGCATTTCAGATATGTCAACTGAAGGCATTAATTGGGATAATGCCACAAACGCCGTACGAGGCTTAAGCAACCTCGGAATAACGTTAGGTTTGCTTACCGGAAACACCACGATTACAGGTGTTTCTATGACGATTCAAGGCATTACGGATTGTGTAAATGAACTGTCAGAGAATTGGGACGCAATTAAGAATGGTGATTGGAGCGACGTTGATAAAGCGACGCTCGTGACGGGTGTTATTAGGGCTATAGGCGGTATCGTTACTGCTCTTGGTTTGTTTTCAAAAATCAAGAGCGCTGTTGATACCGCAAAGGCAACAACTGACTTACAAGAAGTGGCAAAGGCAAGCGAAAGCGTCAACAATACTACATCCAGAATAACATCTAAATTAAAATCTCTTGCCAAGAACCTCGCCTTAGGTATCGTTATAATAGCTGAATTGGCTGTTGCCGCGGCATTAATCACAGGTGCCGTTTGGGGACTCGGACTCATGCTTGAACAAGTAGGCATTGCCTGGCAGCCTGTAATTGACAATGCCGAAACCGTTACAATGGCGATGGGAATAGGTGTTGGCCTGCTGGCCGCTGTCGGCTTGGCTACTGCATTATTGGGCAATGTAGGAACATCTCTTGTTACCAAACTCGCTGTCGGCATTGCTATGCTTGCACTTCTCGGCGTTTCAACCGCTTTGTTTATCGCTGAAATATGGGGTATTGGTTGGGGCCTTGAACAAATAGGCCTTGCATGGCAACCCGTTCTTGATAACGGTGATGTCATTATTACGGCTATTGGATTAGGAACAGGAATACTCGTCGGTATAGGCGCCGTTTGTGCATTGTTAGGTGTTGCTACAGTCGCTTCCGCAGGTTTGTTACCTGCTGCCATCGCCATCGGTACAGCGGTGTTGCTTGAACTCGGCATTGCTACACTTCTTTTCGCCACCGAAATATGGGCGATAGGCAAAGGGCTCAACGAAGTCGGGAACGCATGGCAACCCGTACTCGACAATGGTGATACGATTTCGGCAGGAATTGAAAAGGGTACCGAATTGCTGGTCGCAATAGGTGTCGTTACTGCCGCACTCGGCGTCGCTTCTGTCGGAAGCGTCGGATTGTTACCCGTAGCTATCGGCTTAGGCACCGCATTATTAGTCGACCTTGGGGATTCCGTCGTAGAGTTTAACAACTCCCTTATAAAAGTTTCTGACTCTCTCGGCGACAGGCTCCATCCTGCCTTGAGAAGTCTAAACGAAAAGCTGCCGTCTTTGTCAAAGGATTTGGACAGTTTCACAAAGTTTATGAAACACTTTGCGCAGCAGGTAGTCGATTACTCTAAAAGCAGTGCCATATCGGGTTTCGCGTCAACAGTAGATAAAATTGTAGGTTTCTTTACTAAAGACCCGATTAAATCCATGGCGAATGATGTTGATAAAGAATACAAACAGGCTATAAAGCTCAACAGCAATTTGCGATTAGCAAACCCGGAACTTAGCACCGCGATTTCTTTGACGAAAAAGTACTACTCGTTCTTGGAAGAGCTTGAAAGACTTACAGGAAAATCAAACAATATTTCACTCGCAAGCGGCATGTTTGTAAGCATGAAAGAAGTCGGCAAGAATCTTGTCACGGGTTTTGTAGAAGGTATCAAATCCAAAAATGATACTCTTAGCCGGTCGGTGAAATCAGTCTTGGGTGACGCACTTTCTAACAGAGTCGCGGACTCTTATGGCCGTGATTTCGGCAAAAGAATCGGAACGGCTATAGCCAACAGCTTTAAAAACAGTTACTTTCCCACCTTGCACGGCGACGTAGATGTTACTAAAAGCGGGTCGGTAAGTCTTAAGCTCAGGGCATATGCCACAGGTGGATTCCCAGACGTTGGACAGATGTTCATAGCACGAGAAGCCGGTCCTGAAATGGTCGGCACCATAGGCAATAAGCCAGCTGTTGTTAACAACGACCAAATTGTGGCGGGTATTTCGGAGGGTGTTTCCGATGCAAACGCAGAACAGAACGCTCTTCTCCGTGAGGAAATAAGTATTCTGCGCAAACTGCTTGATAAAGATACCAATGTTACGGCATATGTCGGTACGGGAAGTCTTATCGGCGGATTAGAACGAAAAAACAGGCGGGACGGAAAAACTATCGTTCCTGTCGGAGTGTAAAGGAGGGACATTTGAATGACAACATACTACCCGGAAACCAACCCGATTAAATCGGTAAACGGCAAGGCTATCAAGTGTCCCTCCTCTTATCTTTGGAAGTTGGAAGATGTGTCTGCTTCGGATGCCGGACGAACAGAGGATACCGTGATGCACAAAAAGCGTGTCGGTCAACTCGTAGGTCTCGAACTCTCGTGGCAGAACATTTCCACAAGAGATGTATCCGAACTTCTGCAAACGTTCAACCCCGAATACATTACAGTTTGCTACCTCGATGCAATGCAGGGCAAATATGTTACCTCCGAGTTTTATGTGGGTAATCGTTCTGCTCCGATGTACAACGCAACGAAAGGACTTTGGTCTAACCTCTCTTTCAATATTATAGAAAGGTCGGGTGTATAAAATGGCATACCCTATTTCCAAAGAAGCCCTCGATCTTTTCACAACGCCGTACAGACAGGTCGTTGACATAGGTTTTTACGGTTTCTGCGAAGATATGAGGTTGACCGAAAAGGATATTGTTCTCGGCGGTTTATCTGTAAACAGGTATTGCGTTTCCGGCAGTAAGATCGAGATAGGCTCAGTCGTAGCGGCAGAGATAGAGCTTAAACTCAACAACTCTGACGGGCGTTTTAATAATGTTCCGTTTGAGGGTGCTGAAATGTATGTGCGTGTCGGAACAAAAAAGTGGGATGCGCACCGTTGGGAAAATGCAGTTTATCACTATGTACCGTTTGGTTACTTCACGGTGGACGAAGCACCTCGAAAACTTGAAGTTATCACCCTTGCGGCACTTGACCGTATGGTACTGTTCGATAAACCCGTAGATATGAGCCTGTTATCGTTCCCGATGACAACAAGCCATCTACTCAACCGCATTTGCGATATTTGCAACGTGACATTGGGCATAAATGCTTCAACGCTACCGAATCACGACTATGTGATACAGACTGCTCCGACAACGGAGGATTTAACCTATCGGCAGCTGCTTTCGTGGATTGCAGAACTGACAGGCACTTGCGGGTTTATTGATTGGGACGGACATTTGATTTTGAAGTGGTACTCTTCCACCGACACCGTGATCGATTTGAAAAATCGCTTTAATTCAGATTTAGAAGAAAACGCAGTTGAAATCACAGGGGTACAGGTTATTGCAAACGAGGATACACATCTTGTGGGTGACGATGGATACACACTCAATATTGAGGGCAACGAACTTGTCCAGCACGATTATCGTGCAGTAGCACAGGCTCTCTATGACGTTCTCGGCGGGTTTACCTATACGCCTTTCTCGGCAACAGTAAAGCCAATGCCGCATTTGTACCCCCTCGATATGATTAAATTTGTTGATAAGTCGGGCGCGGAACATACGACCATAATTACGGATTATACTTTTTCCCTTAATACGAGTACGGCAATCGAGGGAAAGGGTGAAACCGCAACGAAAAGCGGTTACGCTTCCGCAAATCCGCTCACAAAAAAAGAGTTCGCGATTATTAAAAACCTTCAGCGCGGACAAAACGAAGCGTTAAATGACAGAGTGCAGACGGTACTCGCCTTTAACGAGCTTATATGTAATGCGATGGGGCTGTTTGAAACGCCCGTTACGCAAAATGACGGCTCTGTTATCTATTATCTCCATAACAAACCCAACCTCAAAGAGAGCGAAACAATCTTTACAATGACGGCTTCGGGTATTGCGTGGACTACGACCGGGTGGAAGAATGGCAACCCCGTTTGGTCTTACGGCGTAACCGCTGCCGGAGATGCGCTTTTCCGTATGCTTTCGGCAGAAGGTATCGAGGTAAGCAAGGTCGGAGAGGATTATAACATTGAGATAACCCCAAAGGCGTTCCGTATCTACTATCGTGATATGCTCGTTACGAATATAGAAGCGGACGAAATGAACATTCCGAAAGCATTTTTTACTAACTATGCTCAATGCGGTAGAGTGCGACTTATTCCATACGGCACTACGGGAACAAACTTAGTATTTCTTGATTAAGGAGGTAAAGCCTAATGGCTCTTAGCGGCAGTTTCCATAATTATCCCACAAGTCAGTTCGGGCTTTACTGCGAATGGTCGGGTAGCCAAAGTAAAACGGGCAACTATACCGCCGTAACGCTCAAAGTGTATCTTCATGTTTGGAGTATATATGTAGGCGCGAGACGTGACGGTATCGCAAGTATCAACGGCTCTTCGGGTACATATTCGACGCCCGCTATAAACGACGACGGCGGCAGCTGGCATCTTGTTCACCTTTTCGACAGAACCGTTAAGGTTTATCATAACTCAAACGGTAAAAAGACGGACGTACCGCTTAGTGCAAGTTGGCGTTTAAGCGGCACCTATTCAGGCGTTTCGATAGACACGATTACAGCATCAACGACAGTTGACATTGACACAATCGACCGCTCCGCTCCTACCGTTTCCGTATCAGCTTCAATCGTTTCCACTTCGAGCATTACTGTTAAAGGCAGTGCAAGCAAAAGCTGTAACCGTTGGGATTACAGTCTTGACGGCGGCTCTTCGTGGATGAATTTTTCAACTTCTAACGGTACTTCCGCAAGTAAGACCCTTACGGGTTTGACGAGTAAGAATTATTCCTCCATTAAAGTCAGAGCGAGAAGGACAGATAATGAAGTTTGGGGTACTTCGGGTAGCGCAAGTGCGGATATTACCGCTCCGAATATATCCTTTTCTCCGAGTAACATTACCGCAAACTCTGTATATATCAATGCGAAATCGTCAGTAACCGCCGACATTTGGCAGTATAGCATTAACAATGGCTCGTCTTGGACTCGGTTCTCTACCATGGCAGGAACGAGCGCCGTAAGGACTATTACGGGACTAACCCCGAATACGACCTATAAAATCAAAGTTAAGGCAAGAAAACAGTCAAACGGGTTGTACGGCGAATCAGCCGTTTCGAGTGTAAAAACGCTCGGCGGTACGGTGTTAAATTCGGTAAGTACCTTAACCGTAGATGCATCTTCTCCCTCGTTCAATATAAATTGGACTGTCTACGATAAGAATTACACCCACTCGTTGGCTATTGAGAACGGCTCGAATACGATACTTACCATTACAGGATTGACGGGAAGTGCAGGAACAAACAATAAAACCATATCCCTCACTTCGTCTCAGAGAACTACCATTTTGAACGCTATGTCAGCAATACAGTCGTTCAGCGCAACCTATGTATTAACCACTTACAATGGCTCTACGCAGATTGGTAGTACCTCTTTCACAACGGGAACAATACAAACTACAACAAGTATTTCAAAGCCGACATTTACCGACTTTACCTATGAGGACATTAACACCACAACAAAAACTGTAACGGGAAACGCCTTATTATTTGTGCAATCAAAATCTCAGCTACAAGTTAATTGCACCGCGGCAACGGCAAAGAATGATGCCGACATTGTAAAATACCGCGCAACTATTGGCGATAAAACAGTGTACTCCACCACAACCATAATATCGTTTGGTGTTATTTCCGACTCAGGCAGTCTCTCATTGACTGTTGCAGCTATTGATAGCAGAGGGTACGAGACTTCAGTTGCAAAAACAATTACCGTTATTCCCTACGAAAACATAACTATAAACTCATATCAAATACGCCGTGAAAACAATGTGGAAGATACAATTCAGTTGAAATTTTCCGGGTCGCTTTCGTCCGTAACGGTGAGTGGAACGGCAAAAAACTCATTCGTGAGCGCACAGTATCGTACTAAAAATGTTTCCTCCACCTCTTGGAGCAGTTATGCGGCGATAAGCGGCGTGGAGAGCAGCGCGTCGGAGTTTTCATTTGACAACGATGCTTGGATTACCTTGCCGAAATCAAATGCATATAACGTCCAAATAGAGGTATCAGACAAATTGTCAAGTAGCACTGTAACACTGTACATCAACAAAGGTCAACCTCTTGTAGCTTTTCGCGAAAAAAAGGTAGGAATAAACACAAATAATCCCATGTCTGCTCTCGATGTCAACGGTAATATTATGATGAATAATTTTAATGTGCAAGGGTTTGTTACCATCTTATCTGATACGTCTTTAAACTACATAACGCCTCCGGGCATATATTATGCAGAATGGACCGGCAACGAAACATCTGCAAACGATTATCCTGCAAACAGTTCCGGCATTCTTGAGGTCATTACGGTCCCATCAGGATTCACGGTCCAACGTTTCACAGACGGCACAGCCGCTGTGTATATCCGAATAAAAGTCGGTGATACATGGTCCGCCTGGAAGCTTGTTACTATTACATAATGGAGGTCATATAACATGGCACAAATCACTAAAGACATTACTGTAGATGTTGCGAAAAAGAACCTATTCCAGGCACTCGTAGCCAAACAAAATGATAACAATTCCCGCTTTCTTAAAGTGACAATTTGCAATGAAGGCACAAAAATCGAAGTGCCGTCCACCGCAACAGTGCTTATTAATGCTGAACGCGCGGATAACAGCTCTAAGGCATTCGCAGGAACAGTCAATTCGGACGGAACGGTTACTGTCCCGCTTACAAACTGGATGCTCGGACTGGACGATATAGTGAGGTGCAGCATTTCCGTAATCGGCTCTGACGAACAGAAGTTAACCTCAACATCATTCTCTATTGACGTTGAAGCGGCAGAATACGAAGGCTCGGATATTACCGATGATGAGAATTACGATGTCCTGATTACACTTATTTCTGATGTTTCAGATGCAAAATTGGCATGTGAAACAGCAACAATAGCGGCAAACTCCGCTACGGAATTAGCGCAGGGCGCGGCAACCGCTGCCAATGATGCCGCTACAGCGGCTGCTTCGGCTGCTACAGCGGCCGAAGAAATCTCTGATTTCTACGGCTCGCCTCTTGTGGCTTTGACGGCGGCGGATATGACGCAAACAAACAGAATCTACGTCTATACGGGAACAGAAGATGGCTACACATCGGGTAATTGGTATTATTACAACGGCTCTGCTTGGGTAAGCGGAGGCGTATACAATTCCTCGACGGTCGCAAGACTTCTTGTGGCGGATACGGACAACAATAAAAATTATCAACTCACCTTTAGTTTGACAGGCGGAAAGCCCGTCATCAATTATGAGGAAATGTAAGGAGGTCATAAAATGTCTAATATATTAAATCTTTTATCGGAGGAATGCTTCGGCGAAAAAATGGATACGCTTAACAAGCTCCTTGCCGCAATCGCTTCAAACACAGGTGGTTTGGCGATAAAGAGCTTTGCAGACCTTCAAAATCTCACAAGGCTTGGGCTTGCAAGCAAGGTCGTGAGCGTGGGTGACCAGATAAGCTGTGAAAAGGCAACGTCTATCACGGCGGCGGTCAGCGGCACGGGCATAACGGCGGCTACGGTCGATTTTGAAAAGTTCAGGAAAGCCACAAAAACCACAGCGGGGGCATATGCCTTTACTTATGACGCCGCTTGGAAGCTTGACGGCAAAGCGGCAGACCTTGCCGTATACGGCATTACCGTCACGGGCACACCCGCGAACGGAGACGTTGTGACTGTTACGGAGCAGACAGAAACGCTTGTGTGGGACGTTATCGGCATAGACCACGACACTCCGACGAATAAGAACTACAAGCACAGCATTACTCTTCAGTTGCACGGGTGTTATGTTAAGGCGCAATTTGATGCGAAAGAAGCCTTATATTACGCAGAAAATGAACTTGCAGCGGGAACGTACAACTTCACTATAGATACGCGCCCCGGATACACCGGCGATAACGGAAAAAGTTTTCAGTTTACGCTCACAAACCCCGTCCCGGCTGGCGGACAGATATTCCTTGAAACGGTATATGACAAATCTTTTGTGGGAAAGAGTATCAAAACCTATGCAAATGGCAACTCTGCTGACGCGCTTGAGACGGCGACAGTGACCGAAGGTTCAGATGGAACGGCTCTCGGCGTGGCAGACGGCTCGATTAATAATGTCAATAGTATCCAAAGAATAATGTGCGCTTCCAGCAATTGGAGGTGTTCAGCTATAAGGCAGCTTATTAACAGCTCTGCCGCGGCAGAAAGTGTATGGGTTCCTCAGAGCCATTTTGACCGACCTCCGAGGTGGAACGGCGCTTTCGGTGGTTTTCTCAAAGGTATTGATGATGATTTCAATGCAGTTGTCGGAAAAGTCGATAAAGTGACGACACTTAACACTGTAACGGATGGTGGAGGCAGTGAAACGAACGCAGAGAGATTTTTCCTCCTGTCACGCTCTGAAATATATGCCAACAGTGATACGAGTATTTCCGAGGGAGCTGCGTATTCATATTATTCTGATGGTTCTACCTTAAATAATGCAAATTCAGGTAATGATACTAACCGCATTAAATACTTTGCCAATGAGCCTGTGTATTGGTGGTTGAGAACGGCTTATCCTTTGACTTCATATAACGTAAGATATGCATCACCTACCGGGTCTGTAGCCTTTGGAACAGCGGACGGCGCTTTTGGCATAGCTCCTGCTTGCTGTATTGTATAAAGGAGGGAAACAATATGTTTAAGTACAAATCAATAAAAGACCAACTTCTCGAATCCCGCCGAGCGGTTGAGCAATCACAAGCCTGTCAGCAGAGCCTTGAAGCGGCTACAGCCATAGCTTTTGTCACGCTCGCAGAAAGCGGCAGCATAGATGATACGACCGCCGTGGAGCATACGTCACTCTTCTCGCCTTGGGCGGCTTCGGTCGCTTATAAAGTCGGCGATATTAGAGAATACGAGGGCAATTTATATCGCTGTGTGCAGGCGCACACATCACAAGCCGACTGGACGCCCGATGTAAGCGCTTCTCTTTGGTCGAAAATCGGCGACCCCACAGTTGAATACCCTGAATGGGTTCAGCCCATCGGCGCGCACGACGCGTACGGCAATGGCGACAAGGTTTCCCATAGCGGTAAGAAGTGGGTTTCAACTGCGGATAACAACGTTTGGGAGCCGGGCGTATACGGCTGGAACGAGGTGTAAGTGATGTCCGAACTCACAACCATTGTTACCTTATTTGGTGAAATTGGTTTTTTAATCGGTGTTATCACACCTGTGATAATGAGTATGCGTAAAATTTCAAACGGAACTAAATGTCAGTTGCGTAGTGAAATGCTCCGTATTTATTACCACAATCACGAGAAAGGTATAATCCGTCAATACGAATACGAAAATTTTGTAATGCTTTATGGAGCATATAAAGCACTCAAAGGTAATTCGTTTATTGACAAAATTTACGATGAAGTTAAAACCTGGGAAATTGTTTCATAGGAGGTAAAATTATGAACATTTTAGCAAAAGGCGTTGACGTATCAGCTTGGCAGAAAGAAATTGATTGGGACAAAGTAAAAGCTTCGGGCATAAACTTCGCAATTCTCCGATGTGGTTATGGTAGTGATATTAAATCACAGGACGATAAGTATTTTGAAAGAAATATAACAGAATGCGAAAGAATTGGTATGCCTTACGGTGTATATCTTTACAGTTATGCTAATTCCGTAGAAAAAGCAAAGTCGGAAGCGGAACACACTATCCGTCTTATCCAAGGACACACACTCTCTTATCCTGTTTTCTATGACCTCGAAGATGCTGATACTACAAGCAAGTGTAGTAAAGACCTCATTCTCGAAATAGCAAAAACTTATGTCGAAACACTTGAGGCAAAAGGATATTGCGTGGGCATATATGCTAACAAATATTGGAACACAACCTACTTGACCGACAGTTGGTATAATACCAAACCTCGTTGGATTGCACAGTATAATTCCGAGTGTACGTATTCGGGTGAATACGGTATCTGGCAGTACAGCAGCTCCGGTAAAGTGGACGGTATAGACGGTAATGTCGATATGAACTATGCTTATGTTGATTACCCCTCAACTATAAACAAGAAACCTGTTGCGAAGAAAACCAATGGTGACATCGCAAAAGAGGTAATCAAGGGCTTATGGGGTAACGGTGAGGAACGCAAGAAAAGACTTACCAAAGCCGGTTACAATTATGCAGATGTTCAGAATATTGTCAATAACCTTGTTGGCAAAAAGAGTAACGAGGAGGTTGCAGAAGAAGTCCTTAATGGCTTGTGGAGTAACGGCAAGGAACGCAAAAATCGTTTAACTACAGCGGGATATGATTACAACGCTGTTCAAAAAATCGTCAACGAAAAGATTTCTAAATCTGAATTAAAATCACTTGACAAAGTTGCAAAAGAAGTTATTCGGGGTGAATGGGGCAACGGTCAAACCAGAGTTAATAAGTTGACTGCAGCCGGTTACGATGCTGTAGCCGTGCAGAAGAAAGTCAATGAAATATTATAAATATGGAGGAACATATTATGTCAAAAGAAAAAGTCATTAAATGGGTAAAAGCCGCTGGTGTCCGTGCTATTAAAACAGTAGCACAAACCGCAGCAGCAACGATTGGCACTTCGGTGGTTATGGGAGATGTGAATTGGGTAATGGTAGCAAGTGCATCAGCTCTCGCTGGTATTCTTTCACTCCTTACGAGCGTAGCAGGTCTTCCCGAATTGACAGAATAAACAGAAAAATACCGAGTAGGACATTAAGTCTTACTCGGTATTTCTATTACAAGTCCAAAGCACTCTTTTATTATAAAAAGTAAGGGTTTAAACAACAAATCAGCGGGTAGGCATAACAGCTTACCCGCTTTTCGGGGATAAAAAAGCACTTTGAAGGACGAAAGAATACTTCAAAGTGCAAAATATGCCAGCGGAAAAATAGGTTAAGCGCGGAGCAAGGAGACCGCTGACATTTGGAATTGTATCACTTTTTACATCAAAAATCAAGTCTTAACGAGTATATTACAATTCAATCTTACCATTTGAAAATCGTGTAGAATTGTAACTTACAATCTTACAAATGCTCTTTTAAATTGTAATACGTTTGTAAGACTAAAAAACCGCGCAACATCGGGGTTTTGGCGCATTTTCTTACAATCTTACAATTTTTTCCTATAGAGCACAAAACAGATGGTTTAGAGAGGAATATCACCCTCTATCCGCCTGTTTATGCACATACACACGTGCGCGCGTGAGATTGTAAGATAAACAATCATCCGAAGAGTTGCAAGAGCTCTCCGGATGATTTTTCATTCTACAGGCACGGTAACAATAATCACGTTTCGCCACACTGCAAATACCGCAGGGTGTTCGTGCCTGTGCGTTATGGTGGAGACGAAGAGGATCGAACTCTCGACCTTACGGATGCGAACCGTACGCTCTCCCAGCTGAGCTACGCCCCCAAAAGATGTAGCCTTGATATTATATCGCTGTTTTTATAATAAGTCAATCGTTAAACGAAAAATTTTTATCATCTTTTAAAATCTTTTTCGGTTGTAAAGCTTGCATTCTTCACTGCCGACTCTGCCCTTCTTGAGGGTTGATTTTTTTAAAAAACAAACGCCATTGCAGTGACATACCTTATGCCCTTTTTAAGTCTTGCTTCGTCACCTTTGCCGTAGTTGTAGCTGACAAACGGCTGAACGCCGTTGCCGAGCCCGTTGAGCGGCAGCGAAACAAGCTGAAGCGCGCTCATCATTACCGTAAGCGCCGCGGTGTAATCCCTGTCGCCGCCCGTTGCGCGGTTAAGATTTATGTTAAAAACGACCTGAACGGCGCACTCTGTAACAGTCATTACAAAAGGTGTAAAACCGAGCGACAATATGCTTGCCGTCCTTTTCGGCAAAATTTGCATTTCTGTTTTTTAAAATCTAAAAAGACTTGCCTCAGAAAAAAAGAATGCAATGACGCACGCGCACGAGCACATTTGCGAAATAACAGTGGCAAGGCTTGAGCCTTTAACGCCCATTCTGAGCGCAAAAATAAAAATCGGGTCAAGTACAATATTGATAATTGCACCGATTAGCACGGACCCCATTGCAATAAGCGAATATCCTTGAGTAAGTATAAACGGATTAAGCCCCTGCGAAAGCATTACAAAAAGCGTTCCGCAGGAATAAATTTTAAGATAAGAAACCGCAAATTCAACCGACGACGGCGAGCAGCCGAACAAAACCACAAGCGGTTTTGCAAAAACAAATGTAACCGTACCTATAACAATTCCCACAATAAAAAGCAGTGAAAACGCCGTGCGCTGTCAAGTAAAAAACAATCCTTCCTTCAAAAAGGCAACCGTCGCTCGTTTTTGCGGTTAACTGCTTTGATAAAAAGTCTGTACTTTGGCGAACTGTTGCGGTATTGTGTTCTTACCGATGGGGACACATAGGCGAGGACAGAAAGAAAGAAACAAACAAACATCAAGCGAACAGGCAAAGCAAATCGGCATTACTGCGCTTTTTGGAATTATTGTTTTTAAAAGAAAAGACCTTAAATAAATTTGACAGCACACTTTAATAAATGTATAATTTTAACGGAGGTACAAAAATGAAAAATCTTGTTATTTATGTTCACGGCAAAGGCGGAAACGCCGAAGAAGCCGAGCACTTTAAGCATAAGCCGTTTTTTGAAAATGCCGACATTTTCGGCTTTGACTATAAAGCACAAACCCCTTGGGAAGCAAAAGAAGAATTTCCCGTCTTTTTTGAAAATAAAAAGCTGGAATACGGCAAAATAATTCTCATAGCGAACAGCATCGGCGCATATTTTTCAATGAGCGCGCTTTCAAAAAAAGAAGTGAGCCTTGCATTTTTTATTTCGCCCGTCGCGGATATGGAAAAGCTTATTGAAAACATGATGCGTTTTTCAGATGTCGGCGAAGAAGAGCTTAAAATAAAAAAAGAAATCCCCACAAATTTCGGCGAGACGCTTTCGTGGGAGTATCTTTCGTATGCTCGAAATAATCCGATTAACTGGGATGTGCCGACATATATTTTGTACGGCGAATGTGACAATCTCACACCGTTTGAGACAATTTCGGCTTTTTCAAAAAAATCGGGTGCAAAGCTTTCTGTTATGAAAGACGGCGAGCATTGGTTTCACACAGAAGAACAGCTAAAGTTTATGGATGAGTGGTTAAAAAACTCGATTTCGGACGCAAAAGAGCGCGCGCTTCTTAATTAAATATTAACGGGTGCTGTAAAAACACGCTTTACAGCACCCGTTATATTTATTGTCGGACGCGCCGATTTCAGCGATAAATCTCATAAATACAAAAGTTTCCGCGCTCAGACCACTCCTGATTCAGATAATGCACTAAATAATTAACTGCGTCCTCTTTGCGGTCAAAAAGACCGTTTTTGTTCAGGCTGTTAAATTCTCTCTCAAACTCTTTTCCGCTTTCATCACACCCGTGCCACCGCGCTAAAAACATACAGTCGCATATTGCGGAAAATCCGTCGCCGAATGCACTGTCAAACACATAAGCAACATCATAACCCAAAAAAGACATATTTTTCGGAACGTCGCACTCACAATCGCATAGACGAATAAAAATCAATTCGCAATCGTCTTTTTGTAAAAGATTTTCAAAATAAATGCGTGCCTCGCGCTCGGAATACAAGTTGAAATTCTCGGGCGTATTTTTTGACGGCTCTCTGTCGATACCGTTATATATACGCATTGATTTGTTTTCTGCAGGCAATGCATACGGCGAATGTTGCGGCTTATTAAGACGTTCAAGCTCTTTTTTATAAAGAATATCATAGCGGTATACAACGCAAAACTGCGACGGCATAAGCTCGCCGTAATAATCCGCATAGTCTGTTTTTGAAATTGCGCCTGTTTCTTCGCAGGAAAAAATTTTGCCGAACATAGATACACCTCAAAACTGATTTTGATTACGCCTTAAAAACGGATATTTTATTTCTTTACTAAGCAGCTCTTCATATGCCTTTACTTTTCTGTAGGTATTTCCCATCATTTCGCTTTCGCGGTATTTGCGAATTTGTTCCATATCAAAATCCGCATAAAAAAGCCCTTCGCCGAGGCTGTCTGAAAGAAGCAGCGTGTTGTCAATACAGTTGCCGTTTTCGTCCCAGCACACGGGGCTGTAGGCGCACGAATTGCCCGCGTTTTCGCCGTTTGGGTTTGCCATTGCAACGCCGACCATATTTTCATAGGCACGCGTCGACAAAGCGCAAAGGCGCGGTCTCATTGACGCGCAATCGTTGGGGACAAGAATAATCTCGGCGCCTTTAAGCATAAGAATGCGTGCGCTTTCGGGATATTCGCGGTCATAACAAATCATCACGCCGATTTTTACGCCGTGAAAATCGCAAACGAAAAATTCATCACCGCTTTCAAGACAGGCTTCGTCTGCAAAATCACAGGTATGAACCTTTGAATATTTCATAAGCGCATTGCCGCGCTTATCAATTACATATGCCGAGTTTTGCGGCTTGCTTTTGCCCTTTGTAAACGCTGTTGCAACCACGCCGATGCTATACTCTTTTGCTGCAATGCATATCTTTTCAAGGTAAACGCTTTCGTCGCAAAGCGCGCTGTTATTATCTGTCGGCAAGGCGTAGCCTGTTAAAAATGCCTCGGGCAGCAAAAGAATATCGGCGTTGTTTTTTGCCGCTTCGCTCATTTTTAAGATAACGGTATTTGTATTTTCGCAGAGCGCCCCGGCACAAGACTTTTTTTGA